CTAAGAAGACTGGTCTTAAGAAATGGTTTGACGAAGAGTGGATAGACGTCAAGACAGGAAAGAAATGTGGACGATCTGGTAGTGAGAAGAAGAAGCGTCCCTATCCTTCCTGTCGTCCTAAAGCTGTGGCTGCTAAGATGACTAAGGCTGAAAAAGAATCATCAGCACGTCGTAAAACAGGGCCTAAAAAGGTCAAACATGCAGTTACTGCTTCAGGCAGACGTAGGAAAACTACTAAAAAATAACTCTTGACTTTTAACTAAAAACATGCTATACTATAACTGTAGTATAAACAAAGGGAAACTATGAAGCCTGAGCTTGAAACTTACTTCAACAACTACAACGAACTCTTCAATTCTGAAGGTTTCAAACAACTCATTCAAGAGCTTTCCAATAATGCAGTAACTTTAGCTGACATTCAGACAGTTAAGGACACTGAAGACTTTTTCTTTAGGAAGGGTCAAGTTGCAGCTTTAGCTTCTGTAATTAACTTACAGGCAACTATTGAAGCAGCTAGAGATCAAGCTGAAGAGGAAGAAGAAGTAGATGATTAAAGTATACGACTTTAGTTGTGACAACGGACACGTATATGAACAGTTCGTAGACTCTGGCACCGAAGTTAGTAGGTGCAAAGAATGTGGTGCCAGTGCTACAAAAATGCTGTCTGCCCCGGCTTTTATACTTGATGGACACACTGGGGACTTTCCCGGTAGACACATGAAGTGGGTAAAAGAACACGAACAAGCAGGTAGATCAAACTCATCTCCATAATGACTAAGTTCACGGAGTTTAATTATGTCTAAAGCGACGATGGTTGACATGCAACCTGAAGAGGAAAATGCAGAAGAAACCATAGAAAACGAAGAACAAGAGATTCAACAACAAGAAGTTGAGCAACCTCAAGTAGAAGAACCTACAGTACCAGAGAAGTACCAAGGCAAGTCCTTAGAAGAAGTAGTACAGATGCACCAAGAAGCTGAGAAGCTTTTAGGTCGTCAGTCCTCTGAAGTAGGAGAACTTCGTAAGGTAGTAGACGACTACATTTCTAGTCAGACACCACCAACAGCACCTCAACAACAAGTTGAGCCTGAAGACGATATAGATTACTTTACAGACCCTCAAGCAGCAGTCAATCGTGCTATTGAGAATCATCCTAAGATTAGAGAAGCGCAGGAGTACACTGCTCAGTACAAAAAACAATCATCTCTGGCAACGCTTAATAATAAGCATCCAGACATGCAGGAGATCCTTAAGGACCCTAAGTTTGCTGAGTGGATACAAGCTTCAAAGATCAGGACTAAGTTGTTTGTAGACGCTGACCAGCGATACGATGCGGAAGCTGCTGACGAACTGTTTTCACTCTGGAAGGAGCGTAAGACAGTAGCACAGCAGACAGTGCAAGTTGAAAAACAAGCACGTAAGCAGCAGATCAAGGCAGCCAACACAGGCAATGCACGAGGCAGTGCTGAAGGTAGTCGTAAGAAAGTGTATCGTAGGGCCGACATTATTAAACTAATGAGAACAGACCCTGAGCGTTACCAAGCTTTATCAGAGGAAATCTTAAGAGCTTATAGCGAGGGTCGAGTCAAATAATCTAAAGGAGATTAAGACTAATGGCTACTGCTACATATCCCGGAGCAGCGGGTAATACTGCAAAAACGGAAGCGGCAACGTTTATTCCAGAAATCTGGAGTGACGAGATTATCGCTGCTTACCAAAAGAACCTAAAGATGGCACCTCTTGTCAAGAAACTCGCTATGAATGGCAAGAAGGGCGACAAGCTTCACATCCCTAAGCCCGTACGTGGTGACGCAAATGCTAAGGCTGCTGATACTGCAGTTACTATCATTGCCAACACTGAAGGCGAACTGACTGTTGACATCGACCGTCACTTTGAGTACTCACGACTCATCGAGGACATCGTTGAAGTACAAGCTTTAAACAGCTTACGACAGTTCTACACCGAAGACGCTGGCTACGCTCTGGCTACTAAGATCGACAATGACCTCCACTCTTGTGGTACTGGCTTTGGCGACGGTGGTGCAGTTGTGTTTGGAGCAGCCGCTACTGACTACCAGCACACTGGTTGTTTCTTCAACGACGGCGGTACGACTACTCAGTACACTGACGACACTCTTGTTGCTGGTGACGAGTTCATCGACGCCTTCTTCCGTGACATGATTCAGAAGCTGGACGACAACAACGTACCTATGGAAAACCGTGTACTTGTTATCCCACCCGCTACTCGAAATGCAATCATGGGTATTGATCGTTACGTGTCTTCTGACTTCGTATCTGGTCAAGCAGTCCAGTCCGGGCTTATTGGTAACTTGTACGGCGTAGACGTTTACGTTTCTGCTAACTGTGCAACTATCGAAGCTGCAGGAGACAACACTGCATCATCTGTAGACACTCGTGCGGCTATGTTGTTCCACAAGGACGCTATCGTTCTTGCAGAGCAGCAGTCAGTACGTTCACAAACCCAGTACAAGCAGGAATACTTGTCAACTCTGTACACGGCTGATTGCCTGTACGGTGTTCAGGTTTATCGTCCTGAAGCTGGCTTCGTTCTCGCAGTTCCTTCTGCATAAGAACGTATCACTGGGGGTCTCTTCTGAGGCCCCTAGTTTTTCTTTTTTGTTTTCTTTAGCTGGAGCAGTCTATGGGTATCTTTAGAGGTACTGGAGGTACTGGTGACGCAACTACGGACGCTGTAGCGTCTCAAGTTGGCACTGATGCTGCGACTGCTTCAACTAAAGCAAACGAGGCTGCTAATTCAGCCACAGACGCTGCTAACTCAGCTACTGCCTCTGAAGCTGCAAGAGACGCTTCAGTTGTAGCTAAGGATGCTTCAGTAGTTGCTAAGGACGCTTCAGTTGTAGCCAAAGATGCTGCAGTTGTTGCTCAAGGCGCTGCAGAGACAGCACAAGCTGCTTCTGAAGCTGCTAGAGACACTTCAGTAAGTCAAGCTTCAGCAGCCTCTAGTTCTGCTTCTACTGCAACTACAAAAGCGTCTGAAGCCTCTGACAGTGCCGCAGATGCGTCGAAGTTAGCAGTAACAGCGGAAGACACTCAGTACACTTTAGCAGACACAACTACCACTGGATACTCTGCATTACACTACAATGCCAAAGCCCAAACCGCAAAAACAGATGCTGAGACTGCTAAGGCTGCAGCAGAGACTGCTCAAGGCGCTGCAGAGACTGCTAGAGACAGCTCACAAACGTACGCAAACAATTCTTCTAACTCAGCTACCGACGCTTCAACCCAAGCTACCAACGCATCTAACAGTGCAACAGCGGCAGCTTCTAGTGCAACAGCGGCGTCAGGAAGTGCAACGTCAGCAGCAAGCAGTGCAGCGTCAGCAGCAGCAGCCCTAGACTCATTCGACGACAGGTACTTAGGTTCCAAGACCTCTGACCCAACTGTAGACAACGACGGTGACGCTCTAGTCACTGGTGCGTTGTACTACAATTCAACCACAGACGTGATGAGGGTGTACGACGGTTCTGCTTGGATTGACTCAGGCTCTGGCTTGACTTTTGCTGAGATTAGTGCTACACCGACTACACTGGCTGGCTACGGTATTACTGATGCAGTGGCTTCTTCTTCAGTTTCAGTTTATGGTGCAACTTTAATTGACGATGCAGACGCAGCAACAGCAAGAACCACATTAGGACTTGGGACAGCAGCCACGACTGCTTCTACGGACTACGCTACTGCTGCTCAAGGTACTACTGCAGACTCAGCACTGGCAGCAACAGCGGTTTCTACTTTTGGCTTAACATTAGTTGACGATGAAGATGCTGCAACAGCCAGAACTACATTGGGTTTAGGGACTGCAGCAACCACAGCAGCCTCTGCTTATGCAACAGCAGCACAAGGTACTACTGCAGACTCAGCATTACAGTCGGTAGCTTTTTCAGACTTAACGAGTACTCCGACTACATTAGCTGGCTACGGAATCACAGATGCAGCTACGTCAACACAGGGCGGTTTGGCAGACTCAGCACTACAATCAGACTCAACTCTAAACGCAGACAATATGACAACAGGTACGCTTTCAGGCGGCACTTACTAAAGAGGAACTTAAACAATGGCTACAACAATTGTAACTAAATATGGCGGTGATGCTCCAGCAGCCTCAGACATAGTAAGAGGTGAGCTTGCAGTAGACACAGAAAACGGAAGGCTGTACACGGAAAACAGCAGTGGTGCTGTTGTTGAGATAGGGTTGAATCCAGAGGGAAATGTAGACGTAACCGGCACAGTGACTACTACAGGCTCCGTCGGGATTGGTACTGCTGCGCCTAACGTTGTTATACACGCAGTAGACGCAAGCGGCACAGCCGTAATTGCCCTTGACGACTCACGAAGCAACGTAGGCGATACAGCAAGTGTTGATTTTAGGCACAACGGTATCACTGGTTCTTTGGTTAAATCTTCTGCTGTTGAAGACTTCAGCTCTTCTGCAAACAGAAGTTCAGACTTACAGTTTTGGACAAGAAATAACGGTACACAGATTCAGGCGGCAACCATCAGCTCAGCAGGCAATGTCGGGATAGGCACGGATTCACCTGCAATAGGTGGTGGGCGTACTTATGCTCTTGCCTTAACCATTGACGGTGGGGTAAGTGGTGGCTCTGAAGACACTGGTGCTTTAGAGATTGGAGGTTCTACAAGTGTTAACGACAGGCTTGTAGGAAGTATCTCTTATTTTAATCGGGACAATAGTGGTGCAGGCGCTACAACTAGACAGCAAGTAGCAATTATTGAAGCCAGAAGCGTTACGTCAGACAGTAACACTGGAGATGATTCTGGAGGTGACCTGACGTTTGGTACTAAATCAGAAGGTGGTTCAATCGCAGAACGCCTCCGTATCAAAAGCGACGGCGACATCCAGCAAGGAACCTATTCAGATACAACAGTAAAGTCATTACAGCTACGAACGAATAAAGCGTTATTAACTTTTGAGACAGACGGTGCGACAAACACTAATGGTTCATCTATCAACTATAGTTGGGTCAATGGAGGGCAAGGTCCGTTAAAGTTTAAAAATGCGTCAAGCACTGTCATGACGCTTGATGCCAGCGGCAACTTGCTGGTGGGTACTACTACGACAGCCGCTGGCAACGAAGGAATGGTTTACTTCAACGGTAGCTCTTTAAGAGTCACCAGAGATAGTGATGAACCGCTGAATCTTGACAGGCTTACTAGTGACGGAACCATTGTGGCACTTAAGAAGGACGGCTCCACAGTCGGTAGTATTGGCAGCATTTCAAGCGATTTATATATTGCTGAAGGCAACTCAGGACTGCGTTTTGATGGTGAAAACAATCAGATCTTACCTGCTTCAACAACAGCATCTACAGATGGAACTTGTAATCTGGGTGCTAGTTCTGCTCGCTTCAAAGACCTATACCTGTCGTCCGGTGTTGTCTTCGGTACAACAGGCGGCTCAGTCACAAGCAAAACGCTAGATGACTATGAAGAAGGCTCTTGGACTCCTTCGTTTTCTGATGCTGGATCACCTTCATATAGCACGCAATACGGGCGCTACACAAAAATCGGTCGAGTAGTCTATTGCACTATAGCACTCAGGGCCACAAGCGTTAGCGGATCGTCCACTATTGAAATAGCGGGACTACCGTTTAGCCCAGCTGATACAGGTGACACTACACAACGATCCACTTACAGCCCATTTCTAGGAGGTCATTGTTCGGGGCTTTCAGAATCAACAGGTCGCTTCAGGGTTCAAACGAACACGAATATGCCGGGAATAAAAGGTTCCACAAGTACGTCTTTTATGACAGCAGCAGAGTTTTCTAGCGGAGGATCGCCACAAATCACGGGAAATTTTTGGTACTACACAAGTTAACAACCATACGCCTAGTGGATGCTAGGCACAGACAGTCCAACCATAGGAGATAAAAATGGCACTAACAGAAGAAACATTGAACGACAAAATTGAGGTAGTCAGTCAAGGCTCTTGGTCAAGCGTTCAAGTAAGAACAGCAACAGTTATTAAGCGAGACGGCGAAGAGATCTCACGAAACTTTCATCGTCATGCAGTTATGCCTGATTCTGACCTAAGCGCAGAAGATGCTGATGTATCTGCTATCTGCACCACCGTATTCACACAGGCTTGCAAAGACGCATATGCCGCAGCACAAGAAGGAAACACTCCATGACAACTTGGACAATCGGAACCCTTGAGCGAACTTTAGACACGGGTGGCGTAGTAGTAGCGCACTGGCGAGCTACTGCGGTAGACGGTGACTTCTCTGCTTCATCCTACGGCACTTGTGGGTTCACGCCTGATCCTTCTGCTTCTGGGTTCATTGCTTATGACTCGCTGACTGAAGCTGACGTAATTGGCTGGGTGCAAGCAGAAGTAGACAAGGACGCTATTGAGGCATCACTGGCTGCTCAGATTGAAGCAGACAAGAATCCAACTCAAGCAGCAGGAGTACCATGGTAATGGACTTGATGGGCATAGTATCCATTGTAACAACCATAGTCACTGTCGCAAGTATCATCGCAGCAGTAACTCCGACACCTAAAGACGACGAGTGGATTGCAAAGCTGTACAAGTTTGTAGACCTACTGGCTGTCAACATTGGTAAGGCAAAACAATAATGCAAGAAGAAGCAAAAGCCGCAGTAGACGTAATTGCAGTAACTACTACAGTGTCAACCCTGATGGGCTGGCTTCCTGCTGTGGCTGCTGCTTTGAGCATTGTATGGACTGTAATTAGGATCGTTGAGACTGACACTGTAAAAGGTTGGTTCAATGCCGGAGATTAGTGACGAGACTAAAGTTACTGTACCTCTGCGTAACTTGATAGGCTTAGGAGCTTCCTTAGTTGTAGCTACAGCAGCCTACGTGACGCTAAACAGCCGTATTACTACATTAGAACACGGTCAGTCAATACAGGACATGACCATAAAGGAAAACGCAGCATTTGTACGTGAGTGGCCTCTGGGACTCAGAGGTGCATTACCTGATGACCTAATCCAGAACGCTAAGATTATGGCTTTGGAAGAACAGTCAGGAGAAGTCAGGGAACTCAGGACAAAGATAAACGACTTGGAAATTAAGATAGGCCAGTGTGACAATGGAGTACGTTGATTTAATTAGTTCCATTTGGCCCATCTTTGTAGGTTTTATTATCCTTGTCCTGACATTAGGTAAACTCATGTCCCGTATGGACGTAGTGGAAGAGAAGGTTAAGACTTTGTTTGAGTTGTGGAACAAGAAGAATGATTGATAAGCTCATAGGGCCTGTCACGGGCTTGCTAGACAAGTTTATACCTGATGCTGACACTAAGGCTAAGTTAGCCCATGAAGTCGCTACGATGGCTGAGGAACACGCTCAGGAAATCGCTAAGGGTCAGATGGAGATTAATGCTGTAGAAGCAGCTAACTCCAACGTGTTCGTAAGTGGCTGGAGGCCCTTCATTGGCTGGACATGTGGCTTAGGTATGTTTGGAAACTTTATTACCATCCCGTTTAGTAACTTTGTTTTGGCTTTATTTGGTATAGACATAGTGATACCTCTGGTGCCTTTGGAGACAATGATGCCAGTGTTGATGGGTATGTTAGGCTTAGGTGCAATGAGAACTTACGAGAAGAAATCTGGAGTGTCTAAGTAATGGCTAAAAGAACTGCCCCAAACACTACTGTTATATACCAAAGAAACGAAAGAATTTACGACGCAAACACTGGTAAGTGGCGCGACGCAAAAGATACTTCTCAGCAAGCCCAAGACTTTATGACGGACTTGGGTAACTACTTTGAAAGTCTAAACGTCAGTAAAGACGTCAGAGAAACAACTACTTCGTTCTACTTAGGTCTTTTAGGCATGGAACGAAACTTGTTTGAGCTAGGTATAAAACAAGTAATGGACCAGATAGAAACTGGGGCAGAGAATATAGACAACCCTCTGCTTGGTGGTTTTCTTGGGGACTTAGGTTATCTTGAGTACTATGCTCCGTCTTTGTACGATTATTTTGATGACATGTTTGGAGAAAACAAAACTCTGGACAGGTCAGAAGTTTTAACTAATTTTGGTATTGACGAAGACCCAGTTGTAACTCAAGACCCTTATTTAAACGAAGACTACGTTAAGGAAGTCTTTGAAGGCAGAAGGTACTCAGACGCAACTGACGAAGAAATACAAAGAGTATTGACTAGTCTTGAAGAAGAATGGGGAGACGACTGGAGTAAGCTTGACGAAAGATCTAGGCAGTTTGAAATAAGTGGCGCTGTTGCGGACTACGTAAAAGACAACACGATAAACATAAAAGACCTCAACAGAATCTTTCAGGCAGAGCTAGGTAGAAACCCAACTACTGAAGAAGTCAATGACATCTTAGGCGGTACAAAAGGTTCCATCAAAGGCACTGATGAAGACATCATTGGACGCATTAGCACTCCACAAGTAGAAAGACCAGAAGGCACTGTAAACTTAGAAGACCTTACTGAAGAACAGCTAGGCACGTTTTGGCCAGACATTCAAGAGTCTTTGGAAGGTTTAGGAGACGTAGTAAAGCAAGCTGTATTTGGAACTAGCGGTGTACCCAAGACTCCAGCAGACTTAATACAAGCTATTGAAGAAGGAGTCATGGAAGGTCTTAAGGGACCTATTGCTGTTACGTTTGATCCAGAAGTTGGAGTAACACTAGACCTTAAGATACCCGTAGGTTTTGAAATAAATGGTAACTCCATACAGTTGCCTATTTTTAATGAAGACGGTGAGTTTGTTTTAGGCCAGTCTATAGTAGACGAAGCAGGTAGAATATACAGAGAAATTGAAGGTACTTTACAAGAAATAGGAAACATCTTTACTGACGACGACGGCAACGTGTTTCTTGACATCATAGACGCAGGTCAAGTCGCACTAGGTCAGTTAGGCATTAACGAAGAAGGTCTTTTGACAGGGGCTCTTGTTGATGCAGCTATTGGAGACTTTCAGTACGATCCCGGAACAGGACAAATTTTAGAAGAAGGATCTATTGAAGACATAGGGCTTGACGCTGGTGAAGAAGACGGTTTAGCAGATACTGTTGACCGTGGAAATGATGTAGTAGACAGGGATGATCCAGAGGTAATCCCATTAACAGGCCCGGACGATCCAGAAGAGCTAACCGAAGAACCCATAAAACCACCTAAAGGTTCTCAGTACATTGACGACAAAGCAGGAAACATTGTCAGAGCAATAGGCCCAGACGGTACTATTTACAACGTAGACGAAAACAATGAGTGGTCAGTATCTACTTCAGACGTAGTAACAGAAGGAGGAACAACAGTCCTTCCCGGTGAAACTACAATAGGTGACGGCACTACTGACGACGAACAAGTCGGTGGAGGAAGCCCTTATCAGGACGGAAGTGCTGCTGACGACTTCTACGGCAGTTTTCCTGAAGATACTGATGATGGTACTGATGATATGCCTGTTAGTGGCCGTGGTGATGACGTAGTAGACAGAGATGATCCAGAAGTAACGCCATTGACAGAACCAGACGATCCAATAGAACTACAACTAACAGAAGATACTGATGATGACGGAGGTGGCGACGGTGGCGACGACAACGGTGGCGGTGGGCAACCTCCTTTAGACGGACCACCGGGTAAAGACGGTGATGACGGTAAAGATGGAGTAGATGGAGTAGATGGAGTAGATGGCCTAGACGGTACTGATGGTACTGATGGTATCGATGGTATAGACGGAATAGATGGAATAGATGGCATAGATGGCATAGATGGCATAGATGGCATAGATGGAGATGACGGGGTAGACGGTATTGACGGCCTAGACGGTACTGATGGAGAAAAAGGAGATCCCGGAGAAACAGGTGCAACAGGCGCAAGAGGAGCAGCAGGTGCGCCAGCAAGAAGTAGAGGATACATGGGCGGCTTAAGTTATGAGTTGCCGCAGTTTGTAGGAGTACAGTACCAGCCTAAAGACTACACTGTTGAGTTGGACCGTATTATTAACGAAAGTTTGTTTAAAGGGATGATCTAATGACTTACAAAGATCTAGTCAACAATGTACTTAGGAGGCTCAGGGAAACAGAAGTTTCTTCTGTGCAAACTAATTCCTACAGTAAACTCATAGGTGACCTT